TCTATTAACCTCGTGTAAATGGTATATTCTTTTGATTTGAATACCGCTCTATTTTTTGTATATGTAACAGCAACATCATCAATAATTCCCATTGACACAAGCTTCTTTGCCACTGTTTTAGGCACTATCAGCTTCATATCTGCGGTACCGTCAGTCGGTATCGAATCAACTGCTACGACATGTCCGTCAAGTGCGACCAACTTAATCTTGTTTTCTCCACCTTCGAAGTACACACCCATCATCTGTGTTGCAGAACTGCTGTCTGCAGCTGCATAGATAACATGTCCAATTGCCTCCATCATCCTCTTGCCATTGATCACAACTTCTGGGGCATCCAGATCTTCTGTAATATCAAAACTGAATTCTTCCGGAGGATAGCTCTGGTATTTATTCTTTATAGCTTTTGTCTTGATCGTAACAATGTTTTTGCCGTCTGCATCAATAATCACTTCGCCATCCGGAAGATTTTTAATTACATCAAAGGCTTTCATAGGAATGATGAAACAACTGCCTTTAGAGGCCTCTAATTTGAGCTGCATGGTCATTTCTGTATTGGATGCGATTAAATACCCGTCCTTTACCAGAACGCCTCCTAATGCCGGAAACTGGTCGTTCTTCTGCACAATGCTTTTCAATTTATCAATAGTTCTGGAAATCTCATACTTCTGTACTTTCATCTTCGTTCCTTTCCCGGAGTGTTATCCCGTCCAGATATTTCACAACTCCGTTGTTATATTTAACTCTATAAGGCGCCAGTTCCTCACGATTCATATACTTATGTCCGTAGATTTTTTTCATGTCTCTGAATACGATCCATGGAACCCTGTAAAACTCCTCGAATTCGAGGGATATTACCAAGAAGCACATTGCCCCCATCTTCATGTAACGTTCAAAGCATTCCTCCTGCTCTTCTGTCACAACATTCCGACTGATCTGGCCTTTATCTGTATGTTTCGCATCAAACAGAACCATTGTAGAGTCCATCAGGGCGCCTTTAAAATCCGGTTGAGCCTGTTGTGTAAAACAACATATGAACTGGCCTCTGTCTCTGTTATACGGCTTAATCACTTTAAAAGCTTCAGGGGTTTTATCTATAACAGCTATCCCCCGGTCCTCATAGAACCGGGAAGCTGCCATAATCATTCTTTCAAAATATTCGCCGTTTGATCTGCTTTTAAGCCCTATGATTGAACGATTATAAGTATCCATGCTCACCTGCTACTTTCACCAGCTTATTGATCGTTACTGCTCCGATTCCCGGAATCTTATTCTGCTGAAGCAATACAATAAACTCCTTTGCTGTATTTTTAGCTAAAGCCTTGCCTTCGTTGAACCCTTCACTTCTGGCTTTCTCCACTCTGTCTTCCACATAATGAACCAGCTGTTCATCTGTCTTTTTTCTCATTTTTACTGCTTTCTCGTGGATTTTATTTTCATCCATTGTTCTTCTACAACTTTTCTTAGTCATTCTATCTCCTTTCTTACACGGCTTCTGGCTCTACGAACCCGATCTGTCTATCTTCTTTCCATTCTGTTCCGGAAAAATCAAGTGCCTGTCCGCACTTCTCACAAAAATCAGGATAGTAATCTGGTCCAGCATTCAACGCACCACCGCAAGCCGGGCAATAATGGTATTCATGTTCCAACTTCACGAAATTGTATCGAATAACAATTCCTGTTTTTGATACAGGTTTCATAGCGATCATTACTCCACCCTCTCTCCGTACTCGATCACATATTCATACTGCGTTGTCTTTCTAGTTTCACTGCTTGGAATCTCTTTTCTTACGATCTGAACCGCATATCCTGCTTTCGCCAGCATTGAAACCATCTGCAGTCTGTCTTCTTCATTCCACTGTACCGAGCCTTTACGAATGCTCCTTATGATCTGCTTAGCCATTACCCGCACTTCCTTTCTGTCTTTTCTTCCCGTTCTTTCATCAACTTCTCAAACGCAGCTACGAAAGCTTTAACCGATGCCGGCATCCCACAGTTGTGGCTTCCCCTGCACTGGATCACGCGACCATTGTTATATTCCATTGTGAAATATGGTGTATCAGGTTCTTCCACTCTGCGCACAAAGAAGATGTGTGTCTGCCCTTTGGCCACTCGGTCAACGTAAGTTCCAACGCAATGGTGAAGGGCAGCTCCTTCATTCTTGATTTCCTGTGCATCTCTTGGCACTCTCAATATCAATCCTTTTCCTTTTATCAGGAAAGCGTTATCTATGCCGGCATTCTCTTTGAGCATTTCCTCCAGAAGTTTTTTCATGGCCTCAGCCTCTCGCTTTATCCGTTCTTCTTCCCGGCGTTTCTTTTCTGCGGCCTTTTTATCTTGTACTGCCTGATATTCCGCAGCTGTCCTGTCATGAACTTTTTTGAAATTCTTCGGGAAATAGAAGAACATATTGGTGAGGTCATATTTCAGCTCT